CAGACAAATGGGATGGGCCAGTAGACGAAAAGCAGGACGGTGGCGATTATCCCAATTATCGTGTCCATAAGGATCGCGCTGGCAACGTCACCATGATCAGCAAGGTCAAGGAAAACGAATTTGTCGCGATCCAACATAGGGCTGGCCAGAAAATTACATTCAAGCCAGACGGCGCAATTGAAATTGTTTCCCACCGTGGCCGCTATGACATTACCTTTGGTGAAAATCGCGTTCGTATCAGCGGTTCCAATGACGTAACCGTGAAAAACGATTCGAGCATGAAGACTGATGGTCAACGCACTGAAACAACATACCAGAACACGGAAGTGGCTGGTGGCGGCGATTTGATTGCTAGCTACCAAAGCGAGAACAAGGTGGTTGCCGAAAACTGCGACATGGTAGCCGGTTCGGTGTGTGTGGCGACATCTGGCGGTCAGACTTACGCAGGCCAGGGCCAGGGCTCTTTTACATTTGGTGGTGGCATGACCATGGGCTCGGCATCGGCTGGCGGCGCAGGCGACACGGCGATTGGTTCTAGCAAGAATTTAGCAATGGCTTCGGCACAAGAAACTGCCATCAAGGCAGGCACCAAGGCGTCAATTATGACCAAATCAGGCGACATCGCAATGGATTCAAGTGGCGGCAAGATTTATCTCAACAGCGGCCAATCAACAGACGGTGCTTCGCTGCCATCAAATTCTGAAACTGGCGCTGATGCTGGTGAAGCAAGTCAGTCAAACTATCAAGTATAAATAGAATAAAGGAATTGAATGAAACCAGTAATAAAAACAACAAGAAAGCACGATTGGGCTGACTTGGATTTGGACTTCTTTCCGCATCCAACAACAAAAGATGTGGTGAAGAAAACTGGGCCAGATGCGATCAAACGTGCGGTGCGTAACCTAATTCTGACCAACTACTATGATCGCCCATTTCGTTCCTATATCGGGTCAAATGCCCAAAAAATACTATTCGACAACATCAACCCACTGACTGCTGCATTTTTGAAAGATGCCATTACACAAACAATCGAGAACTTTGAGCCACGCATTCAACTCATAGAAACTGAATTGCTTCATGGTGTCGTGGTAAAGGTTGATTCAGATAATAATGGCTATGTTGTTGATCTGACCTATATTATTGTCAATCGTGGCGAACCAGTTACAATCTCGCTTTTCCTCGAAAGGCTGCGATAAATGTCACATGAAAAAGCTTCTCTACGTATTACTGAATTAGATTTTCTTTCAATTAAGGAAAATTTGAAGACTTTTCTGCGCAGCCAAGAAGAATTTCAAGACTTCGACTTTGAAGGTAGTGGTATAAGTGTGTTATTAGATATACTCTCATACAATACGCACATGATGGGCTATTACCTCAATATGGTCGGCAATGAAATGTTCCTCGATTCGGCGCAAATACGAAACTCAATAGTCTCCCATGCCAAGCTGATGAACTACGTCCCAGGCAGCCCAGAAGGCGCATTGGTGAAGGCCAATATTCAAGTCACTCCATCGAACGCTGAAAATCAAGATGTAAATGTGATTACACTTGAGAAATATACGCGCTTTCTTGGTACTGATATTGAAGGCATCAATCATCAATTCGTGACGTTAAATTCCAATACTGCTGCAAAAGAAGGCAGTTCATTTCTATTCAGCAACGTCTATCTCAAGCAGGGTGAGGTAATCACACTTCAATACCTGATGGAAGCGACAAACGAAGCCAGACGATTTGAAATTCCTTCAAGGAATGTGGACACCACATCCATCGCCATTTCGGTACAGGAATCGTCAGCGAACCTTGACACAACTGTCTATACGTTGTCTGAAGATATTACCGAGGTAACTTCTGCTTCTACAGTCTATTACATTGAAGAAAATGAGAACAACAATTACAGTTTCTATTTTGGTGATGACGTTCTTGGTAGAAGACCAATAGACGGCAATATCATCATCTGCACCTATCTCGACAATGTCGGTACCCTTTCGAATAGTATCGATCAATTTGTCTCGGTTGAACCAGTTGCTGGATTATTCACCGATAATGTGCGCGTGACTGCCAACGGTTCGTCATATGGGGGTTCAGATCGTGAAACCATTGAGCAAGTACGGCTTCGGGCACCATACTTCTATACAACGCAAAATCGTGCGGTAATCGAAAGCGATTATGAAACCTTGTTGCTCAAAGACTACAATTACATCAAAAGCATTTCCGTATGGGGCGGCCAAAAAAATGATCCCGTTGTCTATGGTAAGGTATTCGTCTCCATACAAACTAAGGGTAACTATGCGCTTACAAATTTTGAGAAGGAAAATATCAAAAATTCTTTAATCGGAACAAGAAGCATATTAACCGTAACACCAGAAATTATTGATCCAGATTACGTCTATATTCTAGTTAAAGGAAATGTTCATTATAATCCAAAACTGACTTCGTTAACATCTGGAGAACTTTTAACCTTAGTGAAAGCAGCAATTCAAGATTATGTAGACAATGAGTTAAGTAATTTCAAATCTACATTTAGAAAATTTATGTTGCAGGAATATCTTGAAGAAGCCGAGAAATCAATTACTGGCAGCGATCTGGAAATATTTGTCGAAAAGCGAGTTGTGTTGGACACCACACGAACCAGAACTTATACTATTAAATTCAATATGCCATTAAAAAAAGCCGTTGATACAAATCGACTTTTGACATTTCCACAAATTGAACTTTATGACGCCAGCGGCGCTGCACATGATGAAGCATCGTTTGAAGAAGTGCCAGAAGCTTTGACCGGCATTGCATCCATTGAATTAACTGATTCTGGTGTAGACTATACGTCGGTACCAATTGTCACTGTTTTAGGTGACGGCTCTGGAGCAACTGCCGAAGCCGAAATACTCAGTGGACATGTTAACAGAATTAATGTCACCAATCCTGGCACCAATTACAGTACCGCCGTCGTAACTATCATAGGCGGCGACGGCGCTGGTGCAACAGCCGTCCCTAGATTTCAAGTGCGCACCGGCACATTAAGAACGTATTATTACAAGTCTAATCGAGAGAAAGTCATCATCAATGCCAATGCAGGAACTATAGATTACGATGTCGGTATAATAACTCTGAACTCACTCAGAGTCTATAGTGTATATGGAACCCCATATTACCTTGAAAATGTTATAGCAATAAACATTCAACCTGAAGATGAAATTATTCCACCACTTAGAAACAGAATTATCGACATTGATATGAACAATCCAAGAACATTCCAAATCAATATGATCGCAGAGTAATAATGAATAGCAATAATAGAATAAGCGCCCTAATTCCCGGTCAACTACCTTTTTTCGTTCGTAACGATCACCCAAACTTTGTCGCTTTTCTTGAAGCCTATTATCGCTACTTAGAGCAAGACGAAAAAGTCATCAATCGTATCAAGAATATTCAAACCTATCAAAACATTGATTTGACTCCTGATGAATATGCTAACCTGCTTTACAATACCTTCATGAAGTATATTCCAGAAAACATTCGAGCAGATAAAAGACTATTACTGAAACACATCAAGGATTTTTATCGAGCGAAAGGTACCGAGAAATCTGTCAGATTCTTGATGAACATTCTCTATGAAGCCAAAGCTGGCGATGCCGAGGTTAATTTTTATTACCCAAAGGAAGACATTTTACGCGTCAGTGACGGCAAATGGTATATTCAAAGATCGTTACGTATTCAAAATACAACAATTGATGACGTTGCTGATACGTCCCTTGATGCCTTGCAACGATATTTCAATTCAACAATTACTGGCGAAACTTCACATGCAACGGCTGTTATTGAAAGTGTAAATCGATTTTACGAACGCGGTTTGCAAATCGATGAACTCCTCTTATCAAATATTAATGGCAGTTTTGAAAATGGTGAAACAATCGGTACTACCTTTGTTGATGAATTTAACGTTACTCGATCTGTTGATTCGGTTGTGTATGGCGGTATCATTGATACTGTAACACTTACCGTTCCTGGCACTGGTTATATTATTGGTGATCCGGTTATTATACATAGTAATACTGGGAATAAGGCATGTGTAATAGTCTCAGCGGTTTCTCCTGGCAATCTGGCAGCCGTTTCCGTCGTCACTGGTGGTGCAGGATATCAAAACGGTAACCCCATATTATTTTCTGGTGGCGGCGGCGCTGGTGCTAATGCAACCGTTTTTATTGTATACGATAATGCGACCTATCATCCAAATTCCTATAACATTGTTGGTTCAACTATTCAACAAGAAGCCAATACTCCAATTGGTAATGTTGGTCCTTGGCAAACTTTTGCCTACCAAAATCTTACAGTACAATGGACCAACACTTCCAACTTAACTGTTAACACAGGTGCTGGGGCCACAGTTCAAACAATCAATTTAAGTGCTTGGAAACAAAATTCGAATGTATTTTTTGAGACTTATGATAGTCTCAATGTTAAAGGCACAATTGTCATCATTACAGCCTCTAATATTAAATCCAACGTAATTACTGTCTCGCCTGGACTTTCGGGCAATTTGCTGCAAAACAGTTTCACTGTCATCAAGAAACCTAACGTTAGCACTATTGTTGGCAACTCAATTGCCTATTGGAGTTTTGCAAATACTGGACCGGTTCAGAATGTTAGATTTAGCACTTCTGGTTCCAATTATATTTCAAAACCAGAAATATCAGCAATTTCCAATACTACGATAGTTCAACTTGGCATCCTTGGTCGAATGGAAATTATCAGTGGAGGAAATGGCTACGTCATAGGAGACATTATAGAATTTATCAATAAGCCGGGTACATATGGGTTTGGGGCTATTGCGAATGTAACCAACGATGATGGGTCTGGGGCGATTACTGAAGTTAAATTTCAGCAAATGTCTGGGCATATTGTTGGTGGCAGCGGATTCTCTGCTTTATCATTACCAACAACAAATGTTCGCACTTCAACAGGAACTTCTGCTAACATTGCAGTTGTTGCACTTTTAGGCACTGGTGCGACTTTTGCTGTTGAGAACACAACGCTGGGAGCAATCGAGAAAATTACCATTATATCTGGTGGACAAGGGTTTACGGAACCACCAGTACTCGATTTCACCCAATCAGGTGATAGAACTGCTAGAGCAAATTGCACAGTTGTTTCTGGTGTTTATTCATATCCAGGCAGATATCTCAATGACGATGGACATTTAAGTTCGTTCAATTTCTTAGAAGATCGCGATTATTATCAAAATTTCTCCTATGTTATTCGTTCTTGTCGTGGAATTGAAGATTATCGAAATGTCATAGAAAATTTAACACATCCTGCAGGCACAAAGCTATTTGGTCAATTTGAACAAATCAATAATGTGCCCATCTCTCCAAACAGTTCTGTAATATGTGCAGGTAATAATATTGAATTGTCTAAAACTTACGTCAAAATGGCAAATACCATAAACGTAGCATATGATTCACATGGCAAAGAAGTCGGCAACACTATCACTTTAGAATTTACTAGCGGCGGCCGTCCTAATGTTACCAATGGTCTATACGCAATAAATGCAGCATCGACAAATTGGTTTACGGTACATCATCCATACAATTATGCTAATACGGGAGATACTACAATTACCGGAAATGTAACAGTTGCATTGCACTTTGCATAAATATCTTACCTAATTAAGGAATAAAAATGACGATACCTGCAGCATTCAATTCATTGAGAATAAACAATGCAGAACAATTTA